CAGAGTTTCCCGTCCGGGCGGCGCCATCCGTCGAGAGTAACCGATACCGAAAGGGACGCGGCAATCGCTTCGGACATAAGACGGCTCGCGGTATTTTCCGTGTCGTTTCCGTCGATCTCTTCCCCTGCCTTGCAGAAAGGCCGGTACTTCTTGATAAACGGGTCTTTCGCGTTTCCGTAAATCTCAGGGGACCCGGCAAACTGTCCGGCTATCTGGTACTGGCTAAAGCGCTTCGTGCCGTCAAATTTCGTGTGTATGTTCGTGATAAGGTCTTCGCCTTCCGTGAGGTTGGCAACGATCGGACGATTGACGAGATCGTCGCCTGAGGTGATGACCATGCGGCCATCATAGGACGAGTTCAAGAGGAGATTGTGCGGGGCCGATAGCTTGTGAATGAAGTCGAAGGCGGTCTCGCCGTACTCCGCGCGGGCTTCGCTGATAATGCGCGAGGAGATTTTCGCGTCATCGTCGCGGACGGATATGCCGAGCGCCTTCGCTTGCTGGACGGCGATGTCGTGAAACGTGAGACCCTCGGACTGCGATGCGGTGTCGATGGCGGCCGAGCAATCGCAGAGAATTCCCGTTTTTGAGCGGCCTTGCAAGGTGAGCGGATTATCCTTATCTGAAAGGTCAAACTCCGAAACGTCGAGCGAGCCGGTGAGATAGAGATCGTCGTCGATATAAATCTGTACCGGCTGATAGAGGAACGGTTCAATAGCGGCGGCGAGTTCCGCAATCTCAGGATCGTATGGGCACGAGATCGCGAACGAGTCGGCAAGCTGATCGATCGCCATTTCAATCGTCGCACCTTCCCATCCGCGAAACTCTTTGCCAGCGGTTACGAGGGTTACTTCGTCGGCGTTACGCATAGAAGTGTACCACCGTGCCTTTTGGGATCACTATAAGCATATCGCCGCCCCACTCGTTCAGCGTCGCAAGCTCAGGGGCTTTGTCTGCGTCGCCCGTAAGTTCGTAGGCAAGGTCTAGCGCGAAGTATTCGCGATCGGTCGTGATCGTTCTATCGCTTGGGAGCGAATACGCGGCGTCGAGAAGGTAGTCAGATACCTGGGCGCGGATTGTCGAAAGCGCGTTAAGTGTATCGGGATCGGGTGTGTAATAGGTATCGAATGCCGAGAAAATCGCGGTAAAGGAATCGTCGAGCGCAGTCCGCACGGCCATCGCGTCGGCACGCGACGTGAGAGTCCCGGCCGTTACTGATTCACACGCCGAAACTGCAAGCCCGGCAAGGTTCGTGATAAGCGTGACCTTTGCCGGAGTGTCGAGTCCTGCGAGGGAGTCGACACTGGAACCGATGAGCGTTTTATATCCGTCGACCTTTGCTTTTATGCTCGCGTCAAGACGGGCGGGCGTACGGGAAAGGCCGACAAGCGACTGTGCGAGAAGCGCGGGGTCTTCAAGAAGAGCATCGATTCCGTTCTCAATGTCGCGCGCAGCGGTCTCGAGAGCGAGGCGCACGGATTCAACCGCGTCGGTTATTGTCTCGAAAACCGCGCGGTATTGTTTGACGATTTTCTTGACGGCGTTTTTTATCTGGGCAAGTTTCGCCGCCGTATTCGCGACCATGTCTTTACCGCTTGCCACAGTGACGGCCGCATTTTCGGCGGAGGACTGGATCGCGGCGGCGGTGTTCGATGATGTCTTTATCGTTCTATCGGGCGCGGCGATGAAGTCAATCTCGAACACGGCGCAACGCGAAGCATCGACAAGGTTCTCTTTTTGTACCGATTTAACCGGAAGGACGCGGAGGTCTCCCCAGCGCGGGTGCTTGAGCGTTGCCGGGCCTTTCTCGCGGAGTGCCTCGAAGAAGGCATCGGCGGTCTTGTCGTAATCAGGGCCGAAAAAGTAGAGGGTATGCGGATAGTCGAGGTTCCCGTTGCCGAGATCCTGTACGCTCGCTTCGTCTGAGCCGACAATCTCGTGGACGGCGGCCTTCTTTTCGTTCGAGCGGACAAGATCATTCCAGAGCGGGCGGAACTCGTTTCCCTTCGGTGAGACATAGACAAGCTCGCGGAGTCGGTCGCGGTAACTCACCTTCCACCCCCTGCCATTTGACGGCCGGTATAGACCGTTATTCCGGGGGCGCGCCCGGTCTGCTTCATCGAAGAACCGGCGGGGAGCGAATTAAAATTGACGTCAAGCTGCGAGCGGTTGGTCGTTGTTGTATTCGACGAGACCGGAGTTCCTTCGTTCCATGCCGCCGACGCGTTCGCCTGAGCATTATTCGCAACGCCTGCATAGTCATACGCCCCGGCCGTACCGGTGAGAGACGTATTCATTTTACCCTGGAAGCTATTAAGAGAGCCCATAGCGGGCTTGAGCTTGTCGCCGACGCCGGGGATCTTTGAGATGAGCGAGAGGAGCCCGCCAATCGCGTCCATAACGAGGTTGATCGGGGTAAGCATCCATTTCATGAGACCCTGCCCGAGCCCTTTGATGACTTCCCAGCTACCCTTAAACGCCTTCGTTACCGTGTCCCAGTTTTTCACGAGGAGCACAATCCCGGCGACGAGTAGAGATATGCCGAGGATTATGAGCCCGATTGGGTTCGCCATCATGACACCATTGAGTAACGCCTGTACGACCGTAGCGGCGGCGGTTATAGCCTTCCATGCCGCTACCGCGCCCGTCAGAATCTTGAACGTAGCGACTCCCGCGAGTATTGCGGGGAGGAGACCTGAGTTCCATCCGGCGGCGACGAGATTGACGGCTATTCCAATGCCCTTGAATACTTGTCCGATTCGCTGGCTTATGAGCCTTTTATTTGCGTTTGTCCATGCGGTGACGCGCTTCACAAGCGGCGTAAGATTCGCGACGATCGGCGCGAGGGTCGAGTTCAAGAGCCCCATGCCAGAGGCCTTGAGCCCTTTGATCGCATCGTCCATCGCAGAGGCGGCGGCGACTTCTTCGTCGGTCATGACGGCACCCGCGTCGCGTGCCTTCTTGCGGGCTTCGGCGAGACCGTCCATCATAGGGATGAGATCTTGCCCGGTCTTTCCAAATGCGGCGGTAGCGAGAGTGGCGCGCTTATTCACGTCGGTCTCTTTCGATATCGCGTCGGCGAGAATCCCGAAGGCCTCGTCGTTTGACTTTGCATGGTGAAGCTGGACGGCGAGCGCGGGGTTCATCTTCGCAAGCGTCGAGTACAGCATTCCAGTCTTCATGTTCATCTCGCCGAGATTCTTCGAGAGCTTCTTCGAGGAGGAGGCAAACGCCTCTTGATCCACGTCCGCCATATTCGCGGCGTAGGAAAGCTCCTGATAGGCCTCGGCAGAAAGTCCGAGAATTCCGGCATTTCGAGCGATGTCATCACCACGGCTTGCGAAGTCGCCAATGGTCTTCGCAATGGCTCCGGTCGTAAGGGCGGCGACAGCAATTTTTACAGCCCCGCCGAACTTTTTGAATCCGGCGGTCATCGAGTTTGTGGACATCCCGACATTGCGGGACATCGTTTTCGACGGCCCAGAGAGCTTATCAACGGCGGCGAAGATCGTTTGTAATGTCAGTTTATTAGCCACCGTGTTCCTCCTTGCTCATTAGCTCATGCCCTTTTTTCCAAAATAAAAGCCGACTCATGGGCATCGTGCGCATTTCACTTTCAGAAAAATGAAACCTATTCGCGACCGCCCACGTCGTCTTTTTGATGTCTTCCGGGTCTACCCGTAAAAAAAACCGAGTTCTGTAAGCACCCCGGAGAGCGCGCCGATGTCGCGCCGCTTGAACCTGTCGACAACGTTCGTCGGTACGCCCGCAATCTTGACAAGAGTGCGGAGCGTCATGACGGTCTGATCCCCGATATTTATCTCGTCGAGAGAGCGATCAGCCACGACGCCTTTGCGGATAAACTCAAGATCACCACCGGTCGCCTCGCTGAGCTTGACGACCTTGAGAAGATCCCCGTTTTTGAGTTCGACGGGACACTTGAGCGTGTACTCGATTGTCTGGCTCGCGTCGTCGAAGGTTAGCAGGCCTTCCGCGACGAGATCGAAAAGCGCGCTGTCCTTCGCGGGCTCAGCGTCGAGGCCAAAGGCGTCGTAAATCGCGCCGATGGTCTTGAGCGCGGCAGTGTCTTTCTCGCTCATATCTGCTCCATCTTTTCGCCACGGAACGCGAGACCTACAGTGCCGGTATCGCTTTTGTATTTCATCTCACCCTCGATGCCCATCGAGCCCTGCCAGGTGGTTCCGTCGATAAGGTCGAGGATTAAGGGCTTTACGTCGCCGTTGTTTTTTGCGTTGGTGAGATATTCAATGTCGCCCTTCTCGTTCTTGGCTATTAGCTCAAGCCCGTCGACGCCAGCCGCTACCGATTTTCCGGTTCCGTTGACCTCACCATTCCCGCTCGGCTTCCACTCGACGTCCGTGCCGCCGGGAATTATTTCGATCGCGCACTCAGGCGCAACGGTAAAATGCCGCCCGCCCCACGAACAATCGCGTATATCGCCGCCCCTCAGTTTTCCCATAAGATTCTCCTATTCATTTCGTTGCCCCGCCCAAACGGGCGGGGGTTGGTTCGCTACGCCGCCTGAGCGGGAGCGTAGAAGCTCCACTGGACCTTGCCCGCGATGATGCGGAGGCCTGCCGAGAATACGTCCGGAATCAAGAGGTTGATCCGTCCGGGGTTTCCCGCGTCGATCTCCGTCTTGATCCCCTTGACCACGGCGTCACGCTCTTTCGTCAGACCGTACTTGACCCAGAGTTCATCGACGAGCTGAATCGCAAACGCCTTGACGATCTTCGGGCTGATCGCGTAGTCGACGTCGGTCTTCGCCTTGTCGTCAACGACGAGGGCGTCGATGAACGGGTCGGCATTATAAAGACCGTTCAGGCTGTTGAGCTTGAACTGCCAATTCCCGAGCCAGCAGGTGAAGCGGTAGAGGTCGTCCGGCGCTCCGGCGGCGTTCGTCTTGTAGGTCGTGACAAAATCCTGCATCTGGACAGTGCCGTCCGTCTTGCCTCGAGTGGTCGAACCGCCTGCCTTGACGACCGCGTCTTCTTCGGTTCCAGTCCATGCGGCGGCAGCTCCGGCCCTGATGCCGACGAGCTTACGGGCGCGCATCGGAGTACCGGGTGCCGTTTCCTGACGCGAGGCATAGAGCGCGGCTGCCGATGCGGCGATCTCGAAAGATGGCATCGGGGAGTCTTCGACGGGCACCCAGGACACGAACTTCGAGTTCCGCGCGGTAACGGCGATCACGAAATCGGCGCGCGATCCGGTGTATCCGAATATTCCCATAAACGGGAGGTTGACAGTCGCGGGATCGGAGCGAGACGCGCCCGCACCTTCAAGAGCGGTGATCCCGGTCGCGTCAGCGTAGGGGCTCGCAATCGCGGTTGCCCACAGGCCACCGAGCGCGGCGAGGGCCGTGGTTGGGTCGGGGTCTCCGGCGCCGCTCGCCATCTGCGTAATGACCTCGGTGAGGCCCGAGGGCTCGGCTTCAAAGTCGCCCGTGTCGAGGTCCTTCTGGATACGGATACTGTTTCCGAGCGTCCCCTTGAACTTAGCCGTGAGAGTTGCGGTTCCGGTCGTCACGGCGACGGTGACGGGGAAGTCAAGCGCAGCGTCGAGAAGGGTCTTGATGCGCGCGGCGACGATGAGATGCGTGTCCCCAACGGCGACCGGAATCGAGAGCTTTTTGCCACCGATGAATCGGGCCATCGTTCCGGCTTTCGTCGCGGTTCCGGTAAGCACGATGGTTCCGGTCGCGGCGGTCGAGCTTACAGCATCCGCGAGCGGGGCGATGTACTGCTTCGTGGTTGGTGCCTGATCGAACGAACGCTTCGCCATCAGGTGAAGCATGGAGCCGCGCCCACAACGTGCGGCGACTTCCTCGGCGCTACTTACCAGTTGCGGTGCGTTAGCTGTCGGGGTAAAACCAGAATTGAACTGGCCGAGGAGCACAATGCATCCTTCGATGACGAGCGAGCCGAGGGAGCTTCGCACGCCCTTCTGCTCGAAAAAGTTGCCGGACGCGGCACGAGTCGGCGAGACGGAATCAATCGTGATGGACATTGCTAGTCCTCCT